GTCTCTCCGTCGACCTCTTCCTGGTTGATGAGGTCTGGGACATCAAACCCAACGTGTTGGACGATGGCATCCTCCCGACAACGATGGCCCGCCCTCAACCGCTCGTAGCAATGTTCTCTACCGCCGGCGACGAGAACTCCGCCGCTATGCGCTCCTGGCGAGAACGTGGACTCGGCGACATACACAAACCCTCGAGCGCCTCCTCTCATCTGCTCCTGGAATGGTCGGCCCCCGACGACGCCGACCCCGACGACCCGAACACCTGGGCCCAGGCGAACCCCGGAATGGGTCGCACCATCCAACTCGACGCCCTCCGGCAGGCATCGAAGAATCCGAACCGCGCCGCGTTCTACCGCGCCAACCTCAACCGTTGGGTTCAATCGGAGCGCTCCTGGTTCCCGGTCGGATTGTGGTCGCAGCTCGTAACCGACCCGCCCGCCTTCGACCGGAACCGGCTCCCGGTGACCGCTATCGAACAGGACCGAACCGGAGGAGGGTTCGCGATCGTCACCGGCCAACCAACCGACACCGGCCGGGTCTACATCACGACCACCACCACCGAAACGGAAACGGAACTATGGGAAACCCTCGAGCCTCGGATACGTAACCGCGAAACCGTCCTCCTCCCGCCGCTCTTCCCGCAGCGTGCCCCGTGGGATCTTCCCGACACCGTTCGGGTCGTCGGAGACCGTGAAATCCGGGGCTGGTCGACGTTCGTCGAGCAGGCCGTGACTACCGGAATGGTCGGTCACGACGGCAACACCCTTCTAGGGGAGCAACTCGGGCGAACTACCGCCCGCCCACGCGACGGGGGCCTCTTCATCGGCACCGCCGTACCCGGGGCCTCAGTTCACGCCGTCCGCGCCCTGGTATGGGTTATCGCTGAAGCAACCCGCCTCGAGAAACCAAAACCCGCGCCGGTAATCCGGTTCGCCTAACAAAAGGAAACAACAAGTGAAAGCAATGAGAGCCCTATCGGTCGCCGCCGGTTTCGTCGGCGGCCTAATCATCGGGGCAACGTCCCAAGCGGTCCGCCTCGCGATCCTCGAGAAACAAACCGCCCCGACCCCGCAAGGCCCACCCGAAGACCTCCCCGCCTTCCTGAAACCGGACCCCGAAGACGACACCCCTTCCACGGGATCGACCAGCGGAGACGCATAGCACACAAAACTTGTATGCCGTGGGACTCTTCACGCGCCGCGCTCCTGTTACCGCCTCGGCCCCGGTTCTCTCGACGACCACTTCCGGCTACTTGTCGCCGGTCACCATTCCCGAGATTCCGGAGCTCTCACTTTCTCGCCAGGGCGCGTGGAGAGTCCCCGCAGTCGCACAAGGCCTCCAGGTCATCGCCGGAACCGTCGGAACCTTCCCGCTCCGCCGATACAACTCAAACCACGAAGCGGTCCCCTACGGTCTGACAGAGCAGCTCGACCCGCTCGAGTCCACCTCGACAACCATCACAAAGGTCGTCGAAGACCTTGTCCTATGGCCCGCCGCCTACCTGGTCGTAATCGCCCGCTACGCCGACGGCTACCCGGCAAACCTTCGCTACGTCCCCTACGAAAACGTAGGCCTCCCCAACTTCGACAACGGCCCCTACACAATCGGAGACCAGGAGATCCCGGCGCGAGACGTGATCGTCATCCCGGCACACTGGCCCGGACTCATCGAAACCGGCGGCCGCTCAATCCGGACCGCTCTCGTCCTCGAGGCCGCCGTCTCCCGCATCGCCTCCACAGACCTGCCCACCGGCATCATCTACGACGACGGCCCCGACCTCGACCCCGACAAGGTCTCCGAACTCCTCACCTCATGGGAAACCGGACGCCGCCGCCGCACCACCGGCTACCTCAACCGCCGGTTCCGTTACGAACGCGAATCGTGGAACTCCGAAGAACTCGCCCTCGTCCCGTCCCGTGACCATCAGGTAGCAGAACTAGCCCGCCTGATGAACGTCCCGACCAGGTACCTCAACGCCCCCACAAACTCGTCCCTCACCTACGCGACGGTAGAGGGACAGCGCCGCGACCTCGTCGACACAACCCTCCGCCCTTACCTGGTCGCGATCGAGCAGCGCCTCACCCTCGTCGACGTAACCCCACGCGGCCACCGTGTCCGGTTCGCCCTCGATGACTTCCTCCGCTCCGACACCGCCGCCCGCTACGACGCCTACACCAAAGCCCTCGCCGCCGGGTTCCTCACACTCGACGAGGTCCGCCGACTCGAAAACCTGCCAACCCTCCCAGGAGTAACCCGATGACTCAAGAACTCTCAGCAACCCTCACGATCGGAATCACCGCGAACCTTGAGCGTCGCACGATCTCCGGCCAACTCGTCCCCTGGGACACCATCGGCCACACCTCCGCCGGTCCCACCCGTTTCGCCGCCGGTTCCGTCACCCTCCCCGAAGACCTCTCCCGAGTGAAACTTCTCCGCGACCACAACACCTCCTCCCCGATCGGTTACCTAATCGACGCGCACTCCACCGACGGGGGTCTCTTCGGAACCTTCAAGATTCCGGAGACCGTCGCCGGAGACGAAGCACTCCTCGAGGCCTCGGCGAAACTCCGCGACGGCCTTTCCGTCGGAGTGACCCTCTCAGACTTCACACACTCGGCCGACGCCCTTGAGGTCGCCGGTTCGCATCTGAACGAGGTTTCCCAAGTCGCCCTCCCAGCATTCGACGACGCTCGCGCATTGAGCGTCGCCGCCGCCAAGACCGCAACACCCGCAACAACCCCCGAACCTGAACAAACCCCCGAAAGTGAGACCACCGTGTCCGCAGAATCAACCCCCGAAATCATCGAAGAGGCGCCGGTCGTGACCGCCGCCGCTCCGGTCCGCCACACCTCACGGCCCGCCGCCCGTCCGGTCGACCTGGCCGCCGCCGCGTCGCTCATCGCATCGGCCAACCGTGGAGACCTCACCGTCTCCGAGGTCCGCGCCGCGCTGTCCGGCTCGACGACAACCGACCTCGAGGGCATCGTTCCCCCGGCGTACATTCCGGAACTCGTCGGCCTCATCAACCCAGGCCGTCCCACGTTGAACGCGATCCGCTCGCGTGCGCTCCCTCCGACCGGCATGAAGGTGACGTATCCGAAGTGGGCAGTGAAGCCAACCGTCGACGAGCAGCTCACGGAACTTTCGGAACTCGACTCGACCGGTGCGGAAATCTCACTCGAAGAGGTCGCGGTCCGCACATGGGGCGGAGCGAACGAACTCTCCCTCCAGGCAGTCGACCGTTCGGACCCCTCGGCAATCCAAGCCGTCATTGAGGCCCTCGCGGTTTCCTACGGTCGCAAGACAAACACCGCCGTGATCGACGGCATCATCACCGCCGCAGGCGCCGCCACGACCCTCGCCTCCGAGAACCCAATCGACGTCGTCTCCGGTCTCATCGCCGCACTCGATCCCGAAGGCACCCCGGCCGGACCGCTCTTCCTGTCCCTCGCATGGGATCTCCTCCCAGCGTGGATCTCCCTCGCCGACCAGGACCGTCCCGCATTCTGGGACGGCCGTGTCCAGTTCGGCTCAATGGTTCCGACCATGTCCGCCGACGGCCTCACCGTCATGATCGACCGCGACCTCCCCGCCGGTCACGCCCTCCTCGGCTCGAGCCTCGGCGCCACCTGGTACGAGCGCCCCGGTTCCCCCGTCGAGATTCGCGCCGTTGACGTTTCCGTGGCCGGCGTCGACGTTGGTGTCGTCGGTTACGGAGCCATCTCAGTCGAGTACCCGGGCGCCTTCGCCTGGGCCGACTTGAGCTAGAGCCCCTCAGTACGTGACGACCTCGCGGGGAAGGCTTGGTCGTCACTAATGCCCCTCGGACTCTCCCGCCGGAGTCCGGGGGGCCTCACCCTCCAGGAGAACCCGTGTCACTCGTCCCGCCGTGGATCACAACCGAAGAGCTCGAAACGCACCTCGGAGCGACCATCGACGCGGACGAGGCCGACCGGCTCACCTACACCGCTACCTCAATGGTCGCGAACGTGGTCGACCTGGTCGACGACGAAGGTCTGCCCCTCGTCGCCGTACCGGACGCCGTCATCACCGTCACCCTCTACGTTGCGGCCGAGCTCTACAAAGCGGGAACCGGAGTCGACGGAACCCTCCAGGTCGATTGGACCCAACAGGTTCCAGCGAACATCAACTCCGTCATTGTGAAACGGTACGGGGCTCTCCTGGCTCCGTGGGTTTCGATCGGCGGCCTAGTCGGATGACTTCGCCTCTCACGATCGCCCGCCAGGGCATCGTCGACGAACTCGAGGCCGTGTTCCCTGGTCGCAAGGTCTACGAATGGGTCCCACCGTCGCCGGTTCTGCCTTGTGTGATCGTCGCCCCCGACGACACCACACCGCTCGAGCAGTCCGGGTACGGCCGCTGGGACTATCACCTCAAAGTCTCGGCAATCAGTAACGCACAAACAGCGAACCCCGGCTCCGTTGCGGCCCTCGAAGACGACCTCGAGGCTCTCGCAGCGTGGGCCGGGCCCCTCGCCGTGGATCTCAACATCGGCC